TGAACTTGAGCGTGTCACCGACAATCAGACGATCTTGCATGTGGCCTCAGTGTCGGTAGGTTTTGGTGGGGCGTCGCAGCACGTCCGGCGCGGCGATAGACCGGATCACGATGTCGTTGCTGACCTGCTGGTAGATCTGATCGGGAGCCTCTGACCTGTGGACTTGATCCGTAGCGACGGAACGCAGGACAGAGTCGCCGATTCGCGCCCGGGAAATACTGGCGTCACGGCCAGGCGACGGTCTGGAAAACGCCCGGTTAAACTGAGACCGGGAAAACATGCGTCAGTCAGTCAGCGTTTCGCGCAGACGGCCGACAAACAGATCGGCCGCTTCCTGCACAGTTTCCGGTGCCGCTTGGATCCTTGCGGCCATTGCATCGAGTTCGGCAATCGAGAGCGCATTCACCGTGCTGATGACCTGCTGCGCGATTGCGTAGGCTTTTTCTTCGGTCAACTGCTTGAGCGAATCGTTCGCCGGGCCAGTGATCAAAGCCGTGATGTAGTCTGCAAGCGACAGTTGCGGAAGGTTGCGGCCCCGGTTCTGCGGCGAACGCCGGGCCGCGTTCTCCTGCGCCAGATTGATCTGCGTGAGCGCGTCGGTTTGATCGTCAGTGAGGGTAATCGTGAATGCGGGCATGTCTGAACCTAGCTGTAGAGTCTGATGTAATACTGAGTCCCGTCGACGATGACGGGAAGGTCTTTGGCGTGTGCGCCGGTTCCGGCGGTGACGGCTACGGGGGTGGCGTTACTCGATGAAATAGTAATATTGCCGATTGCAGCGCCTGCGGTTTGACCACCCAGATAAAAGATTATGTCTCCGGGTGTTCCCGTAGATCCAACGGCGCTACCTGAAGCAATCTCAACACCACCCGCAGTTCCTCCACTTGAGACATCGCCACCAATAACACTGCAACTTCCAGCCTGTGCGCTTGCTCCGAAAGCACTGCCGCCTTGAAAATAAACGGTTCCGCCTGCGCCGGTTGGGTCGCCTGTTGATCCATTGCCCCCAATCGCATCAATGTTTCCACCGTTATTGCTGCCAGTTGACCCGATAGCATTGCCGCCACGCATTGTTACCGTGCCGCCGCCGCCATTGGTTCTTGCAGGCCCGCCTCTTAAATCAACACCTCCGCCGTTAGAGGTTCCAGTCGTTGCTTCAAACCCTTTTAAAAGAAGCGTTGATGTAGATGCCGTTTTTCTAAAACCATCTGAAAACATGGCGGTAGAAATAGAACCAGTGGGATTTGAAATAGTCAGTCGACTATCTGCCGCACTCCAAGCCATCTGGGAAGTCTGCGCCACCTGCCCACTAGCCCCGCCGTACATCAACTGGGTCGCAGTCGCGCCGCGCGTCTGGGTCAGCAGGTCAATCGTGCCGGTCGAGCGGGCGGTGAGATCCAGCGAGCCGGCGGTGCGGGTTGCGAGATCAAGCGAGCCCGTCGAGCGCGTAACCAGGTCTAGCGAGCCGGTGGTGCGGGTTGCAAGGTCAAGCGAGCCAGTCGAGCGCGTAACCAGGTCCAGCGAGCCGGTGGTGCGGGCTGCAAGGTCAAGCGAGCCAGTCGAGCGCGTAACCAGGTCTAGCGAGCCGGTGGTCTCTGTCGCAAGGTCGACTGCCAAAGACACCACGTGCTGGGCGTTCCACCTCGACCCGGTGACAAGCCCCGCAGACACGTCGGCCGGGTCGTCAGCAATTACAGATGAAAACGCATGAGTGATTGTGGCTGGCATCTACGTTCACATCCTCAGACCGCCGACGCGGCGGATACGGGGCCGAGCTGCTGCAAGGGATGGAACCGGCGCTGCCGGTGCAGACGTCTGCACTACTACCGGCAGGCCCGGTTCTAGCGCGGCCGCCCCAGCTGCAAAGAGATCTCGCTGCTCTGGGTTTATCACTCGGTCCAGCTCGTCCCAATTCACCCGACGCAGACCGGCATACTCCGCAGCAGCGCGCGCCATCACAAACATGTCGAGCACCTCATTCCGGCGTCCGTTCGCCAGGACCCACTCGCGCCGCTCGCCGCGCGCAGTGCGCTTGCGCAACAGCTTCTCGGCAGTCAGCTGCTCGTAGAACTCGAACGGCAGGTTTGCCGGGAAGTGCACCTGGGCGAATCCGCCGACCTCTTGCTCCAGTGCGCGGTACAGGTTTTCTTTCGCGATGTCCGAGCCCATCGGCCAGACCTTGACGCCGCCCTTGATCACCGAGCCTCGGTGGCTGATGTCCTGCAGCGTCGGCCGGCCCAGGATTGGCTTGCCGGGCTCGCTCTGGCCCTTGGTCGCGAATACATGCCGGTGCTGCCACTTCCGTGCCCACAGGTAGACCGTCGAGGTGAGGAAGCCTGAGTCGACCGCCAGCGCCGTGATCCGCAGCGTCGAGCCGCCGGCGTGCGGGTACGCTTTTTCGAGCAGCAGTTCGAGCTGCGCCCAGGGCCCGTCTGGCCCTAGGTCCAGCGGCTCGCCGTGGATCCGCCCGTAGTCGATCGTCCACTGCTGTTCGTTGCGCCCCCATCCCTGCACCAGGTACTCGAGGCGATCGCCTTGCACGTCGACCCCCGCCGTGAGGATCAGCGCCTCGCGCGGCACCGTCTGCAGCCGATACGCCTCGGCACGCTGGCTGAGAATCTCGGACTGGGGCTGCTCGCCTTCGACCTCAAACGCCTCGCCCAGCACCGTGTTGTGGAACACCTGCAGCAGGGGCTCCTCGGTCTCCTCGTCGTAGCCGCCGACTTGGGCGCGCAGGTACTGCCGCACGGCCTTCGTCCAGCTGAACCAGCCCAGCGGCGAGTACAGCGCTGGCAGGTGCCAGCTCAGCGGCTTGACGAACGCTGGCACGAACCGCTGCACCGATCCGCCGATCCGCGCCCAAATGGCCCACGGGTGCGGGTCGTCGTCTGCGATCACCTCCCCTCGCCCTGGTGCTGCGTGAATCCACCGGCCAAGGCCGAGCAGTTCGGCCTTGTGGTGCTCGGCGATCTCAAACCCGCACGCCTCGCACTCGTAATGCACGCTGCTCACGTCATCGGTCGGCAGCGCACGGACTGCCTCGGCCGGGTTTTGATGCGCGCAGGATGCGCACGCCTGAGCAGCTGGACCACCTGCAACCTCACTCACGGTGCCGCAGCTCTGGCACACCAGCTCGTGACGCTGCACGACCGTCCAGCGCATCTGCGACCAGCGCAGCACCTGCTCGTGCGCGCAGTGCGGACAGGGTAGGTGGTACTTGCCTTGGGTCCCTTCCTTGTAGCGCCGGTCGATCCGGCTGCTGCCCTTGATCTTCGGCGTCGACACCCGCATACGCTTCGCGCGGGCCCCAAACGTGTCGGTGCGCTTTTCTGCCACCTCCTCCGGATCACCCTCCCCCCCAACGTCCGCCGGGTAGGCGTCGATCTCGTCCATCAGCAGGTACTTGACCGGCAGCGACCGCAGGCCAGGCGCGCTGTTTGCACCCACCAGGGCCAGCATGCCACCGGGAAACTCTTTCATCAGCGTCGTGTTGCCGCTGTCGCGTGAACGCGCCTCAGCGACTTTTGCCCGCAGCACCGGCGACTCGGCGATCATCGGCGCCAGGCGCTGCTTTGAAATCCGCTTCGCCGTGTCCGAGGTCGGCATCACCAGCATTGCCGGGCCTGGCGATCGGTCGATTACGAACCCGATCCAGTTGTACAGCGCCTCACTGCCCCCGAGCTGCGTGCCCTTGATGAAGACCCCGTCGGTCATGGGATGGCTGGGGGTCAGCGCATCCATGATCTCCTGCAGGTACGGCGTGCGACTGGTGCGCCAGGGGCCCGGCTCGGCGCTCGAGGTGGTGGTCAGCTTCCGGTGTGCATCGGCCCACTGCGACACCGTCATATCACGCTCAGGCGCAATTGCCCGGGCGTATGCGGCCATGGTGGCCGCGTAGGAATCAGCCAGGCCCTGGGGCAGGCTGTGCAAGCTCGGCGGCTCGTTGAGCGATCCCATCGAGTGCATCCTTGAGCTCGCGCGTAAGCAGCGTTTCGATCTTGATCGGGTCGGTTTCAACCGCCAGCGAAGTCGCGATTCGGCTGGGCACCTGCAGGACCCGGTCTTGCGTGAGCTGCGCCGCGTCGGTCACGGCCTTGACGAACCCCTCCATCGATCCGACCTGGCCGAGCTTGTTGAGCAGATCCAGCCGCGCCAACTCTGCCTGGTATTCCTCCCGCTTTGCCCGCGACTCACGGAAGGCCGGCGCGTTGCTTTCGTCGGCCGGGGTCGTCGACGAGCTCGAGATGCGATCAACCAGGTCGCCCTGCACCACCGCACCGCGAAGCGGATCCGCGCCAGTGCGCGCCGCCTCTGTCGCGTCAGTGTTTGCCGCCCACTGGGCGTCTGCCTTCACCGGATCGATGCCGGTGATCCTTCCGGTCTCATTGCGCCGCACCGCCGTCACGCGGCCGCTGGCGATCGCGGTCTGCACGGCGTATAGCGAAACGCCCCGCAGCCGGCTGTAGGCCCGCAGGCCGATGTACTGGTCACCCATGACCAGCCCTCCGACCAGCCCGACCAGTCACCGACACTGCGCGAAAAACGCGGGCTTCTTGCT